AAATAAAAAACGACCAATCGAACGAAGTAGCGATTAAAAAACCCGCTGGTGCAGTTGCTGCAGTTAATATTGAGCAATTCGCTGACGAAGGATTTGATAATGTAGATTCAAAAAGTCTGGCATTACCATTTCTAAAAGTTCTAGGACAGTTATCACCACAAGTCACACAAGGTGATAGCCAGTTCATATCTGAAGCAAGACCTGGAATGATCTACAACACAGTGACCGATGAACTTTATAATGGACAAGAAGGAATCACAGTCATTCCTTGTTTCTATAAGTTAGAGTACATTGAATGGAAAGACAGAGATAAAGGTGCTGTTGCTCCAGTTAACGTGTATCCTGCTGATTCGGATATCATGAGCAAAACAACTAGAGGCGATGACGGTAAAGATCGTCTTGAAAATGGTAACTATGTAGAGGAAACTGCTTCTCACTATGTTTTAGTGGTAGAACCAGACAAGTCTTCTACAGCCTTGATCACTATGAAATCTACTCAAAGAAAAAAATCTAAGAAGTGGAATTCAATGATGATGAGTCTAAGAGCGAAGAGAAAAGATGGTAAAGGTTTTTTTAGACCTGCACCATTTACTCAATCTTACAATCTTAAAACTGTTCTAGAAAAGAACAATTTAGGATCTTGGTATGGTTGGGAAATCGAGCATATTGGACAAGTGGAGAGCGAAGAAACAATCAAAGCTGCTTTTGATTTTTACAATTCATGTAAGCAAGGAGCAGTGAGAGCTAACCACAATAACGAAGAACAAGTAGCTAAGACACCATTCTAGTATGGACATACTTGACAAAACCTTGGAAGAGTTTGTAGAACTCTTCCAAGGGTCACAATCATATTTTGGAGCTTCCCAGCCATTAGGTCACAAACGTGATCGAGATGGCAAGCAAGAATTTAGACATTGGATCGAGCCAGAACCGATGACGCGTGAGCATTGGTTAGAACATTTGAAAGGAGAAAAACATTATGGGTCTGTCCCTATCAGAGATGATAATACATGTAGTTGGGGGGTCATCGATGTTGATCGCTACAATATACAACATAAAGAAGTTATACAAGTTATACGGAAAAGAAAATACCCACTCATTCCGTTCAGATCAAAATCGAACGGACTCCATTTAATTTTATTTATTGATGGTGTAGTTGCTGCATCTTCAATGAGAAAAAAACTTATCGAGATCGCATCTGATCTTGGTGTTAATGATACCACAACAGATATATTTCCTGCACAAGATGAAGTTGATCTTACTCCTGCAGATTGGAAAGACAAGAGAAAAGGTAACTTTGTAAGTTTACCATATCAAAAAGCTAACATGACAACTAGAGTTGCTATGGATAATGATGGTAACTCAATTAAAATAGAAAATTTATTTAAGTTTATTTCTGATTATAGACTTACACCAAAAGAATTTAACAAATTAAAAGTATTTCAAGATGACGAAACAAAAGATTACCCACCATGCGTAGTAAACTTTATGAAGAATAAAGTTAAAAAAGGTGAGGGTAGAAATGATGCAATGTTTAATGTTGCAGTATTAGCAAAGAAAATAAATCCAGATCCAGTTATGTATCAAGATTGGACAAGAGATATGATGACTAAAATTTGTGATGAGAAATTACATCCAAAAGAATTAGAAAATATATTTAGAGGTGTAGAGAATAAGGAGTATGCTTATAAATGTAAAACATCTATCGCAAGAATGCATTGTTCATCAAGCACATGTTTAAGACGTTAGCATGGTATAGGTGCTAATGAAGCTTTACCTGAAGTTGGTAAACTTACAAAAGTAAATTCATACCCTGAACCATATTGGATTCTACCTATTCAAGGTAAATCAATTAGACTATCTACAAAACAATTATACCAACAGCAGCTATTAGGTGAGCAGCTTTTAAATTACGATATTGTTTGGAGACCACTAAAACCTACTAAAAGAGATCCAGATCCTTACAGAGACTGGTTAGAGGAACTGGTTGCTAACAAACAAGACATGGAAGGTTTTGATTCAGTAGAAGAATTAGGAGATGTATTTAATTCTAGAATGGCAAGATTTTTAGAGGACGTAGAAGACACTACAGAGTTTGATCAAATTGATTCTGGTAACATTTGGAAAGATGATGTTGAGATGAGATTCAAGTTAGAAACCTTTAAATCCTTTATGAAAAAGATGGGTTATAATTGGAACGAAAAAGAATGTACAAGATTTTTAGAAACAGGTGGTGCAAAACCAAAGTCGAAATTCAAAGGTATACAGACACGACATTGGGTTGTAGCATTACCAAAACAGAGCGAGCACAAAAATAAAAATGTCAAATTTACTAAGGCAAAAGCTGCGTGGGAAGACAATTAAAATCTTTGGACCACCAGGAACTGGAAAAACTGAGAATCTACTCAAACGAGTTGAGCGTTATCTTAAGCAAGGACACTCTCCAGATGAGATCTGTTACATATCATTTACCAACAAAGCAGTTAATGAATGTGTTGCAAGAGTCAGAAAGAGATTCAAAGAATACGATGAAGATGCTTTTCGATATTTTAGAACCTTACATAGCTTGGCAAGACAGCAGTTTGCTGAGATTCCCGTTTTAGACCCAAAGGCTGACATGCTTATGTTTCATACACAGTATGGAACAATCAAAGTTAATTACAAAGAAGGCCACGATGATCAAAAAGTATTTAACAATTGGTCATTACAAATCTATGATAGAGCAAGAAATATGAAAGTTGATCCTGTGTGGCTTTACAAACAGCAATCAAGGAAAGCTGTAAGGTTGCAGCAATTCAAATCAATAATTGCAGGCTACGAAGAATTTAAATCTATGGAACTTGAAAACGGACAACGAACAGCGGACAGATTAGATTTTACAGACATGGTAGAGAAGTTTATTGAAGATGGCTTGGTGCTACCATTCAAAGTATTGATGGTAGATGAAGCTCAAGATCTGACACCTTTACAGTGGGACATGGTTGTTAAAATTGCTCAAGGTGTAGATAGAGTTTATATTGCAGGTGATGATGACCAGGCGATTTATGAATGGAACGGAGCTGAGGTAGAATTTTTTCAAAACTTTCCTGGTAGATCATTAGTCCTGAAGAAGTCTGTAAGGTTAAATAAAAACATACACTACTTTTCTAATTGTCTGCTACACTCGATGGGTGACAATCGTATTGAAAAAGAATTTTATTCTAATGGTAAAGATGGTGCTATTTATAGATGGAATGGTTTAAAGAAAGTGCCTTGGGATCTAGAAGGCGATTGGATGGTATTAGCTAGAATCAATGATGTAAAGAAAGAGCTGCAAGCAGAAGCAAAGAATCTTGGTTTGTATTATCAAGATCAAAAGAATAATAAATCATTCGACCCAAATCAGTTTGCAGCAATTGAGTATTGGAATAAAATCTGTCAAGGCGGTTCCATTACTAGAGAAGAAGCATGTACAATGTATGAGTTTTTATTAAACATAGACCACGGATACCGGTCATCGGACAGCAAAAAGTGGTCATTTGCCCATGCAAATCAAGTATTTAATTTTGATGAATTACATCTCAGATGTGGTATGAGAGATGAAAAAGCAGCATGGGAAGATGTATTTAAAAGAAAATTCAAAGACAAAGATAAACAATATTTTAAAAAGTTAATGAACGAAGGCGTAGACTTATCACAACCACCAAAAATTATTATTGATACAATACATCAGGTTAAAGGTGGTGAAGCAGATAATGTTGTCCTGGCGAGTAAATGTAACTTTCCATCACATTACGACAAAAAGAATTTATCAGAGAAGGTAAAAGAACTAAGGGTTTGGTACACAGGTGCTACAAGATCAAAACAAACTTTACACTTGCTTGGAACTAATCATCAGTATAACTTTCCTCTTGGTAAATATTATAAACTTTACGAGGCAAATTATGACAAATAAAGATATGTTCGATGAGGTATTTCCACAAGATAAACAAATTGGTGGGACTCACTATAAATTTTTTCATATTCAACCATATGAATTTATTAGTAAAAATGATTTAAGTTTCTTTCAAGGAAATGTAATTAAGTATGTGTGTAGATATCCATACACAGGTGGTATTGAAGATCTAGAAAAAATTAAACACTACTGTGATTTAGAAATTAAAAAAATGAAGGACATGAAGAAAAAGAAATGACAGCACAGGAGGGGTTCATGATGTTTTTATTTAGCACGGCAGCGTTTTTTACTTTAGCAATGGTTGCCTGGTTTATTATACAAGAGGTAATGAGTGATAGAAAAAAAGAAAAAATGGACTTGGAAAAAGACAGAGAGTAGATGGAATAGAATCATTCTAAGAAATCATTATGAATGGTGTAAGACAAACGGAAGAGATACAAAATGGTACAAAAAACAGAAATTATTAAATGCGAAGATTGCAAAGTAACACCTTCAGTGATAGTAGACAAGAAAAGATATCTATGTGCAGAATGTTATATGTTCGAAAAAAATATACCTTTTGAAGGCGCAATTTATAGATTAAGAAAAGAAGGTCTTTACGATAAATTAAAAAATTAATGACTCATCAATTAAACTTTGTATACAATGATTCAGACTGGATATGTCCAAATGAATATCCTGATCTATCTAAAGCAACTGAAATAGCAATTGACTTAGAGACGAAGGATCCAAACATAAAAACTAAAGGATCTGGTTGGGCAACCTTTGATGGTCATATTGTGGGATTTGCAGTAGCAGCATTAGGTCAACAATGGTATTTTCCAATAGCTCATGATGC